GTTCACGCGGCCCGCTCCGATTACGCCGCCCCTTTCCAGAGGCCGAGCGCCACCAGCGTGTCGCCAAGCTCGCAAAGATATGCCTTGGTCGCCGTGTCGATCGCGGTGGACGATGCGGTGCCGACCAGCGAAGTGGCCTGCGCAGCACCAGCGCGGCGAACGATGGGCGTTGCGCCATAGAAGGCATACTTGTCGGAGGTCGTCTGGCCGATCGAATAATCGTGGCCGGGGAAAGCGGATTCTGCCATGGGATTGGCCTTTCAAAAGAGAAAGGCCCCGACCGTTAAGCCGGGGCCAGTTTGGGAAGGTTAAGCCGTACCGCTGATCCGGGTGGCAAGACGCGGATCGAGTGCCTTGACTCCGTACAGGACATCCAGACGGCAGGTGCTCACGTCCGACGACCCGTTGTAGAACGGGATCATACGAACGCTGAGGCCGCCGAAGGACTCCCGGGTAACGTCAAATGCGCCATCCGGCACGACCATGGGCACAACCGCCAGCGCGAACGCGTTGCGGTTGAAGATCATGTTCTGAGCGTAGCCGGTCGAGGCGGTGCCTTGGAACACCATCGCCGCGCCGTTCAGATCGGTCGTTCCAGATGCCACTGCAACATTCTGGAAGGCTCCCGTCCAGATCATCGCCGGATACATGACCAACGTGTTGGCCGAGTAGGAGATGACCGTGAACGTCTTGAGGAAGCCCAGATCGGCCTTCGTCACCGGGTTCACAGCGTTCACACCAGCGATGGTGAACACGTCGCCCGGATTGAGGGTGCCGCCCGCGATCGTGACCGTCTGCTGCATCGTGGTCTTGACCGCCGAATAGGTGATGGTCGACGTCACGATGGACTGGTTGATCGTCACTGCGGTCACGTCCGATCCCACCGTATGAGTCTGGACGTTCTGCGACATGTAGGTTTCGATGCCACCAATTCGACCAAGTTCGCCTTCGCGATATGCGGTGTTCGCCGCGCCTTGGATGTACATGCCGGTCTGCGTGCCGAGCAGGCCCCACTGGTCGGCCGGCGACAGGATGCCGGTCCGTCCGTCAGCCGGGACGCCGTACTGGTCGAGGATCTTCGGCCCCAACGAATAGTCGGTGAAGCTGTTGATGGTCTGGCCAGGTGAGCCCACCCAATTCGGGACGAACTTGTACAGCGCCATCAGATCGGCATCGACCTGGTTGGCGAGCTGCACCATCGCCGGCTTGATCACTCGCTCCGAAAGCTCCTTGATGCTCAGGGTGCGTTCGAGGCTGGAGAAGGCGAAATCGACGCCCTTCTGCTTGTCGACGGTGATGCTGGTTGAGCCCTCGACAACATCCTGCACCGACGCGTTCGCACCATCGCGAACCGTGAAGTCGGTCGGGCGCTTGATGGTGACGGTCGCACCGGGCGTGTAGCCGTTGGTGCTGTTCGAGAACTCCTTTTCGAGCCCGCGATAGACCTTCTTGGACATCACGAGTTCGTTTTCGAGGATCATCAACGCCTCTTTGGCGATGATGCTGTTGGTAAGGACGGCATTGGACATGTGATTGATCCATCAATGGGAGGCTCGACTGTCTCGCGACGTTGAAAGCCCGTGGTTTCTAGGCGTCCCTATCCTGCTTGGCGCGCCAGGCCCGATATTGGGCCATGGTCATTTGGGCCGGATCGGACGTGCCGCTGCCGGAGCCTTGGCCCAATTCAGCGGCGGGTTGGGTTCGCGCATCCGCAGATGCCTTGGCGGCCTGACGGGTGCGTTCGAGAAACTGGTTCCACCGATAGGCGTCATCCAGAAGCTTGAATTCGCTGACCCCGGCATCAGCGGCGTTTTCAGCCGAAATGCCGTATTTCTCGACAGCGAATTGCTCAAGCGCCTGGCGCCGCTCGGGCGACCAGTCCTTGATTTGCTTGGCGGCCTGCGCTTCGACAGCCTGGCGCGCGTTGGCGGCATCCCGCTCGGCGTTGGCTCTCTTGACGTTGAAGTGGTCATCCAATCGCGCCTGCTTGGCCTGTAGAGCAGTCGCGACCCTCTTTGCCTCCGACTTCAGCGCCCCATATTCCGGGTCGTCATCTGCGATCAGATCCCAGTCGATGCCGGCATTGATGAACGGTTGAAGCTGGGCATTGAGGCTATGGATTTCGGCGACGGCCTCGATCTCGGCCCGCGACATGCGCTGAACCTGCTCGACTTGCTGACGATCGCTCGCCAGTGTCCGCCGCTCATCCGCAAGAGTCTGCGTTTTCACCGTATAGTCCTGATGACGCATGATCGCGTCCTTCAGGATTGCGGGCACCTTGAGCTTTGCGCCCTCATATTCGACTTCGGCCAGTTCCTCAGGCGTCGGCAGAAGATCGGAAATATCCGGATCCGTCGTCGCAGTTGGTTCTCCTTCGGCCGATCCCCCGGCAGGGGCTGCGACTTCCGGCGCGCTGGTGGCGACTTCCGTTTCCGGGCTGGTCGCATCACCACCGGCCGGCGCGGTCGCCGTTTCGGTGCTCATCAATGTTCCTTCTCAGGGAGCGCGGCGCATCACTACGCGGCGAATGGCCCCTCCGCTTGGCCCATCGCCTGAGGCATGGGCTGCATTGGAACCTGTTGGCCCATTTCGGGCATCTCGGGCGGTTCCCCGCCGTCGATCTCTTGCGCGGTCCCGATCACATCCTGAAGCGTGGAGACGACGAGCGCCTGTATCGCATCTGGGGTCATCTGGACTGCGGGCATTTGGTCGCGAAGCCGTTCGGAGACCGCCTTGTATTCCTCGATGTCGAGCTTGCGGGCCTCATTTGCGTTCTTCGCGCGGCTGTCTCCGGCCTCCTGCTGCGCCTCCTGAAGCGCCTGCTGCATCTGGCCGAGCATCTGTTGAAACTGCTGCGCCTGGGCCTGCAAAGCCTGCTGCGTCGGATCGCCGCCCTCTTCGGCCTGCTTAATGTTCGGCGGCAGCGCTGCGTTGAACCGCTTCACCGCCTTTTCGCCGCCCGGAATGTCCATCAGCTCCACGATGATGTCGCCCAGGAATGCAGCCGCGTCAGGGTAGGCCCTGACGAGCTCGGTCAGCATGTCGAGGGCCTGTTCACGCTGCGTCGTATAATTGGCTCCAGCCTTCACATCGAGATCATATTTGCCCATCGTGAGGTTGTAGACGCCAGCTGTCGGGTTATGCGCCTGTTGGTCGCCGGTGATCTTGACCGAATCCGCCTTGCCGTCCTCCCCGAGGATGCGGATCATCCGCTCGCTCGAATAGACCTTGGGGATCAGGTCGATCAAGATCACGCCAGTATGCCGGATAGCGCGGCTGAGATTGTCCAAAAAGTGGAACGTGGAGACATCGCCCTCGCGCTGACGAGCCATGATAGCGCGACCGCTGGTTTCGTTCGATCGCGCACCCAATGACGCGTCAAAGATACCCATCACCGCCTTCACGTCGTCATTGGCCAGCATCGCCATCTGTAGCTCGCCGGCCGGAACCCCGGTGAACGGCTCGCGCTTCGGCGGCTCGGGGCCGTCATATTCGAGAAATGAGTGCGTTGCGTTGTTAGCCGTGGCCCAGCGCGGATCCGATGCGAAAGCCCCCTTCCGGCCAACCCAAGGGGCCTTAGGAGCAAGCGCCACCAGTTCGGTCGCGGAAGTGCGCCAGAAGTTCTTGAACTGCGCCGGGTCTTTCGCATCGCGGATCAGTGACCGGAAATGGCGCTTGCCCTCTTCATTGACCTCCTCGCCATAGACGGGGATCAGCGGGATATATCTGCCGGCCCAATCAACCTCGGACAGGATTTCCCGCGCGGTGAGCGTGTACTGCTTGACCTTGTACGACTTGACCGGGCGACTGGTGCCCACCGTGAGCGGGCCAAACTGCTCCTGAAGCTTGTCCAGATCGTCCTTGTAGCCAATCGCTATGGGTTGCCCCTGAGCCTGCCACTGAACCAATTCGCGGACGACCTCTGTTCGCTTCCAATAGATCGCGACACGGGCCTTTTTAGCCTGCTGGTCGCACCAGCCAGATTGCCAGTCGCCCATGCCGAAATCCTTGCTCTCGGCCTTGGGGTATTTGCGCTTGAACAGATCCTCAGCCATCTCCTCAACCTCGAATGCAAGGTTCCAGTCAGAGGAATCCGCGCATTGGCTGTAGGGGTCGCCATAAATCGAAAAACGGTTGGGCTTGGCCTTGATGACGATGTCCTGCTCGAACGTGTCGTCACACGCATAATCCAGATTGACACCGATATAGCCCACGCCGGTCGTCGCGGAATTATCGACCGCCGTATCGTAGGCCACGTCCGCGTTGGAAGTCTTCTCGATATTGCGGATCAGGCCGGCGATTACGTCGGCCGTCTCCTTGTCACCCTTCTCGACCGGATGGACCGAAATCCCAGGTTTGTTCTGCCGGCTATCGTTGACGACCTGGCGGATGAACGCGGGCATGGTGTTGATGGTCAGACAGGGGCGTCCCTCTAGCTCGCGCTGCTTCCTTATCTTGTCAGGCCACTGCTTGCCGAGGCGTCCAAAACGCAAGTCCTCAAGGCCCGCCGCGCGGTTGTCCTTCTCGACGCTTTCGCATTCGGCGAATGCCTCCAGGGCTTCGCGCACGATGTCATCGGCCATCAGCCCATCCACCCCCCTGCACCGCGATACTGGTTGAACTGCTCGGCCGCGCGTGGAGGTGTCGAGGCATGGCGCCGCATCATCATCGCATAGCGAGAGGCGGAAATACGGTCGTCGTTCAGCTTCACGATCAGGCCATCCTTCCGGTGGTACAGGCGGAACTCCGCAAACCAGTCTTCCAGATGGTCGAACACCTTCCAGCGCCCCGTTTGCATGCGGTCGATCATCTCAAGGATGCCGGCCTCTACGCCGTTCGAACCGTCTTCGAATGTCGCGCGCACATGGAGCAAAGCGAGGCCCTGATCGCGGTAAAGCTGCGCAAGCTGGTCACCCGATCCCTTGTCGTGCTGCAATCCGTCGTGGGGCCATGCCCAGGGCAACCAATCACCCCACGGCTTCAATGCAGCGGCATGAATAACCGGCGTCGTCTCACGCTGCCCGTAACTCTTCGTGACGTAAAGAACGTCTGCATCTCGATCATGGGCAAGCTCGACGCCAGCGGTCGGGTGATCCCATCCGAAATCGATGCCGCCGATCCGCGCCCATGTGGCAGGAACCTCGAACGCCCGAACCTTAATCAGATCCTCGTCGATCGGAAACACTCGACCCGAGCCAAGAACGGGAATGCCCAGCGCGCGGGCCTTGCGTTCGTGCGCCGGGTAGCTCGCGATGATCCCCTGCCGCTGCTCCTCGGTATAATGCTCGGCATCTGCGATCGTCATACGTGTGACGTGGCGGGTCATTTCATCGCGCTCAGGTCACTATCGCTCAAAAACATCTGCACCACGTCCGACATACCCTTGAGCGGGGTGAATGTGAGCATCACAATGCCATTAGTGGCGTTGGTGCGGGTCAGCCCTTCCGTGTAAATGTCCTGAGGCGGCTCCTCGTCGAACCATACCCCATTGAGCGTGTCGCCCTGCCACTTGCCCCGGCCCTGCTCATAAGCCTTGAACAGCAGCGTGCAGGAGCCGCCAGAGACGTGCTTGACCGTTACGCTGTCCAGGGCGTTAGCCACGCCCATTGCCCGGTTGGTGTCGATGATGTCAACGCCGGGAATGGCGCCAGTCCCCCACTCCTCCTCCTTTTCGGGCTCGCCGAGGAGGAGCTTCTGGATAGTGTCCCGAGTGGAGACGCGCGTTTCGCCCGCTGCCCAATATCGCCCGGGCTCGTCGAACCTTCGACCAGCCCACCAATCCGGGTATTTGCCAGTGAGATGCATAGCCCATTCGAATGATCCAGCCACGGTCTTTCCAAGCTGATTGCCCGCCATGAACAACCGCTCGCGATGTTGGGCGCCAGCTTCATGAAACTCCCGCTGCTTTAAGTAGGGCTTGTAGTCGCGGAGCCGGTTCGCCTTTAGTCGGCGCTGCTGTTCCCGCTGGAGTCTAAGGATGAGCAACAGCGCTCGGTCGGCAGGCGATTCCCCTTCGTCGCATTGCAAGAACGGCAAAGCAGTTGCAGGTTGTGTGGCCAATCGCTGCCGCCTTTCGAGATCGGCACAATGTGGTCAATCTCTAGTTTTTCAGGACTATCGCAATGCGCACACCGGCCAGACTGTCGGCTGAATAGCGCCTCGATGTCATCCCTTGTGTGAAAGCCTTCCGCAGCCGCTTTCCTGGCTCTGCGACGGTTCGTTGCCTGAACCGCGTACCATCCGTTAGCCTTCTGCCAACTCCGCGAATTGCTGCGGTGTCGCTCTGGGTTGGCCCGAGACCAAGCCGAGCTAGAGCTACGCGCCGCAATCTCGGGGTTAGCCTTCTGCCATGCTATCCGGGAAGCTCGCTCGCAGACCACGCAAGGGCCGGAAAGCCTTCGCATTGCGTCGTGGCCCTTAGCGCAAGGAAAGAGCGGCCAATATTTTGTCATGCCCGCGGCCCTTGCCTCCGCTCGGCTCATTCTAACCTTATTGGACAGTCCCTGTTCCATGACCCGAAACATACTCTTTCAGGGCGGAGATTGCAGCAATTAGTTCGTCATCCGCCATTTCTTCGAGGGGATTAACCTTGACGTTCATTTCCTTGGGAAGCGTGGAGGCAATTACCTTGACATAATCCTGCGGCCTCTCAGCGCGGACCTTGGCAATCGTTGGCTCCCCATGCTCTTCAAAATCCTTAAGGAGGGCGGACAAGAAAGCATCACCCAACTTGTTTCGAGCACCCTTCGGACGACCCTTTGGATTACCGCTCTGACCAGGAGCCCATGCGGGCTTCAGCGAACTTGTTTTTTCCGGTGTATCATCACCGTCTGCCATCACGCCGTCCTCAGTGAGAACTTGTAGCCAGCGCGAGGCGTCAGCCACATGCGCTCACCGGCCGCGACATAGTTGGAATTGGCAACCGCTGTGATTGCGCCAGCTGCGCTGTACTCGTAGCGAAAGGCTTCCGTGCCGATCAGGCTCAAGGCGGTCTGGCCATCCGGAGTAGCGCCACTCAGTGCCGGGGTCGCGGTGATGGCCTTGCTCTCGGCCTCCGCGCTCGTTCCGTCCTGCCCCGGATCTCCTGCGACAGGCAGGCCGTTGGTCGCACGGGTGGCGAAGTAGCTGATCTCGACCGTCATCAGTCGGCCTTCCGCAGTTCGCGAAGGATTTCAGGCAGGGCGCGGTTGAGCGGCCATGTCTGGATCGTCTGGTAGTGATTGGGCATCTTCTCGCGGAAAACGGCGAGTGACTTCTCAATAGCCCGCGCCAGATTATCTCCGCT